TACAGCGGTTAAGAACTATAAAACAGCTGGTTCGGAGATGGCAAGTGCAATCTCAATGTTAGGAGCCACAGCAACAAATAATAAGATATCCATGGAAGAGCAGCTGGCAATCTTAGGACAGCTTCAGACAACAATGAGTGGATCAGAAGCAGCCACGAAGTATAAATCATTTTTAAATACTGCAGCTTCGGCTGGAGAGAAACTTGGTTTATCATTTGTGGATGCAAATAATCAGCTTCTGACTACTCCGGAAATTCTCCAAAAATTAAAGGATAAGTATGGCGAGACATTGGATGCTGTTGAGAAACAGGATATCAAGGCAGCATTTGGAACAGATGAAGCGGTTGCAATGATTGATTTGCTTTATAACAATATCGACGGACTTACAAGTGGAATCGACAGCCTGGCATCCAGCATGAAGCAGGGAGTCAGTGTGACAAATGAAATGGCGGAGGCTATAGACAACACTCCGGAAAGAAAATTCGAAGTTTTAAGGCAGAAGATACATAACAATGCAGAGGAACTTGGAAAGAATCTTCTGCCAGTTGTAAATAACACACTTACAAAAGTAAATGATCTTATAGACAAAGGTTCGGAGTTGATTGCAAATAACCAGCAGACAGTGCAGAGCATCATGAATATAGCATTGCGGTTGGGAATTATGCTTGTCGTGATCGGTACCGTAGTAGGTGCGATCGGAACGATTGGAAAAGCGGTCTCCGGTGTCAGTGCAGCCATTAAGACAGCAAGGCTTGTCTGGCTGGCATTTAATACAGTATTTGCAGCAACTCCGATAGGATGGATTGTGATAGCGATTGTTGGATTGATAGCAGCATTTGTCCTGCTATGGAATAAATCTGAAGCGTTTCGAAATTTCTGGATCGGATTATTTGACCAGATCAAAGGAAGTGTCACACAGGCATGGGAAACATTACAGCCAGCACTACAAAATGTCGGTCAGAAATTTATGGAACTTTATGAGGCAGCAAAGCCTATACTGGAGATTATTGCATTGATCGCAGGTGTTGTCGGTACATTTTTTGTTGCACAGTTTGTGGCAGGAATACAAGGGATGATTGCAGCCCTGACACCACTGACGAATGCCCTTTCGGATCTTATTTCATTTGCAACAAATATAATCAACATGTTTGTTGCTTTATTTACCGGGGATTTTACCGGGGCATGTGAGTTTGCAGATGCAGCGTTGCAGGATCTGGAAAATTTTTTTGGAAATTGTTTCGATGCGATTTTAGCATTTGCAGGTGGGTTCGCAGAAGGATTTTTAGGTGTTATCTGTGGGGCACTTCAGGCAGTTGGCATTGATATTTCTGTAGATCAGTTGAAACAGAAATTCATGGACGGACTTACTGGTATATTATCCACGGTAAATGACAAAATGAACAGCGTGAAAGATAAGTTCAATGAGAAGATGGATGCTATACAAGAAAAGGTAAGTAATGCAATTGAAAAGATAAAAAGTCTTTTCGGAATTGATTTACCGACACCAAAAATCAAACTGCCACATATTAAGATTGATGGAAGTTTCAGCCTGAATCCACCAAGTGCACCAAAGATCACTACCGATTGGTATGCGGAAGGCGGAATCATGACGAGACCGACGATATTTGGCGCATCTGGTGACAAAATGCTTGGAGGCGGCGAAGCCGGTGCAGAGGCAATCCTGCCATTATCTGCACTATGGAGTCATTTGAAAACATTTATTCACGAGGAGCTTGGTGGCAGCACTGAAGACAAGACAGAATCAAGAAGCATTGTAACGGAGCTTAGCCGAAGGGAAACACGAACACTTGAGAGAAGCGAGAGATTAAGAACAGAAAAGGAATCGGATCATGAAAAGACAGAAAGTGGTAATCCAATTATTATTCAGCATCTGGAACTGAAACCGGATCTTACAAAGATAAAGGATATTGAGTTGTTACAGAAACTGATCAATGAACTTAAGGATGCACAGAACTCTAGTGATGATCCTAAACCGGCGACAACGTAAGAAGGAGGAAGAGCAGATGCTGTTAGTGCAGGAAAATATTGTGAAGCTTGGCGGAGTCATTTTATCAGGGCAATGTAAGAAAATAAGCATAGATGAGACGGCAACCATAGAAAACATTGAGGATGATAAGGGAAAGACCAAGGCAACCCAGCCAACGGGATATGAAGCAGCAAAGATCAGTATAGATTTTATCTTGGAGGATTCGCCTGAAATGACGCAGGATGAACAGATCACTGCCATGCAGAGGCTCTTTAAAGCTTACGGACAGACAAAAGCCAATCTTTTGGAAATTGTAAATGAAGATTGTGCTGCCAGAGGAATTTCCAAGGTTTATTTTAAAAAGCTTGGAACACAAAATGTAATTGCTGAAAGCAGAAGGACGGCAACGTTGGAATTAGTTGCTCCTGTGATTGCAGGAATAACCACTAAAACGGTCAGTGCTTCTGCTGGAAGCACTAAAAAGAAATCTTCCAGTAAAGCAAAAAAGAAGACAGAAAGTAAAACAACAAAGCAGGTGGAATTTCCTCTTACCAGAAAGAAACAGAATGCCAAGGCAAAACTGATGGCAAGGGATTTAATCTTATAGGAGTGAGCATGGGATATAAAAAGCTGATAAGTCCTGAATTTAAAATAAGCACGGAACATTATGAAATAACACGAGGGTGTGAAGTGGAATGTTTTTCAAGCAGGGAAGCAAGGTCAGACTGGTGCAGGGTGGAACTTGCAACACAGTATGATGGAATCATATCTTATGAGGACAACGAGGAAGCGGTTGTTGAACTTGGATATGATGAAGACTATGACATTTTGCTTTCCGGGTATTGCAGGAAAAACGAAAATGATTCATGGAAAGAGATCATGATCAGGGATGACATGATAAAACTGGAACAGACTATGATCAAGGCAACATTCATAGACTGCACGCCACAGGATGCGATCCGTTATATTTTGACGCAGGCAGGTATATCAGATTATGTTTTGGCGGAAAGTGAATATGGAAAAAAAGATACTTTTATCATTAACAAACAGAATGGCATTAAAGCCATTATGGAAGTAAACAGTTCGTGGGGAATAGATAATGATTTCTTTTTCCGCAATAAGATCTTTTACTGGGGATGTTATCCACAGCAGGATACCGTATATGTGCTTACAGAGAGTGAAAACATTCTTTCACTGCATAAATATGGAAGCCTCTGGGAGATAGAAACTCTCGGAGTTCCGTGGATACATCACAGCCAGATGATAGAGGTGGAACATTCCAAATTCACCGGGACAGTTAAAGTGGAAAAGACGATTGTAAGGAGTGATCCAAGTGGTCGGACTAGAATGTACATTTATTTTAAAGGTGGGTGAGTGCCATGTCAGACATGTTAGAAACTTTTGTGCGGAAAGGAATTGAAAATGAAATAAAAACAAATTATCCGCATATACAGCATCCGGCAGGAATGTATGCAAAGGTTGTTCAGGTAAAAACAGACAACGAAAAATATGTGTACACTCTCAAAATTCTTGACAAAACATTAAACGTAGATAACGACTTTCCAGAGATCCCGAATGTTAAAAGCAGTATTAGGGCACAAAAAGAAGACATTGTGGCTGTACTTTTATTATATGGAGGAAGTGATGTATTTGTTCTGGGGAGGTGTGAACGATGACCATTGTCGGGGAAAATAATACAGATATAATGCTCGATCCGAATGGACAGCCTGTGGCAGACAGCTCTGGGGACTTTAAAATAGTATCAGGAGATGCATGCTGGGAGCAGGATCTCCGACTTGAAGCACTTACTGAACCGGGTGAACTGTTTTACGAAGATGAAAATGGAGATGAAGCTTATGGATTTGGACTTCTGGATTTCAGCCATGCGGAAAATGATGAGTTTACGCAGAAGGAAATAGAGCAGAGAGTAAAAAATAAATTGTCAAAGAGAACATATCTCGACCAGAGAAAAACAAGGCAGAAGATAAGCTTTGAGAACGGTGTGTTCCGGGATTATGTGTCTGTTTCAAAACAGGATGCTGTTGATGAGTATAATGTTGAACTCATAACAGAGGAAGTGGAGGTTGTAAGTGAATGATAGACAAAGAAACATTAAATAAAGTTTGTCCAGTTCCGGAAGAATCTGCTGTTATGAATGAAATAAAAACGGAATTGGATGAACAGGGATTCATCATTAACAATTTCAATAAGGGGGGTATTTTCTATATCATTATCAGAATATTTGTCATGATTTATGTTCAGCTGCTCAATCTTGCACAGACGATTATTAATAACGGATATATAAAACATGCAGAGGGGGACTGGCTGGAAATCAAAGCTGCAGATGTGGGTAAGGCGCGGAAAGAAGCAGTAAGGGCAAAGGGATACATAACGATTTATCGTGAAGATTATGTGAATGCACTGCAAATCACAAAGGGACATATCTTTAAAACAAAGCCGGATGTAAATGGCGTAGAACTTAAATATTACGTTACGGATGAAACCGTCATTCCTGCAGGAGAGCAGACAGGAAAAGTTTTAGTGGAAGCAGAGCAGACAGGAACAGCATATAATCTTCCAGCGGATAAAATCACAGTGTCCATGATCCATTTGGATGGAGTATCAAGTATCAATAATGAAGAAAACTGGTTATATGAAGAGGGTGCTGATATTGAAGATCTGGAGTCTTTAAGGGAAAGATGTCTGGAAGCATGGTCTGAACTGGCAGAACGCACAACAGCGAGTAAATTAAAGAGCGTGGCAAAAGCGGTGCCAGGAGTACTGGATGTGCAGATAGATGATCAGCATCCAAGAGGACAGGGAACAGCAGACATAA